CGCTCCGACATCTAAGATGCCTAAAGTGATAAGGCTGTAGTCAGCATTGCTTGATGCGTTGTTGATTTGAAACCCACGTTGCGAAACAACGGGGCCGGTAAATGTGGTAGTAGCCATGAGGAACTCCTTGTCGTGGCAAATGTCAGCCGCACCATGCGACTGTCAAGGTTCTCAATGATTATAGCAAAAGAAAGGGCGCCCCGAAAGGCGCCCAATCAAAAGTTTGTACCCTAGTATTATTTAGGCGCCCGGAGAACCGTAGATGCCTAGTGGGTCTGAAACGCCGAAGCTGTAACGCTCGCGGGCCTTGTAGCGAACATTGCCTGTGTCGAAGTCGCCATCCATTGATGTTGACATCGCTGTACGGACAAAGTGCTTCATGCCGTTTGGAACATCTGTGGTCAGGAAGAACGCATCGTTGTCAGTCAAGTAGTGGTTGACACGATACCCCTGTGAGATTGAACCGTTTGAACGCAGGGCGTTGATGTCGTTATCGGCTGTGCCGACACGCAGATCTGTCTGAAGAAGACGAGTTGCAACGAACATCAGTGCTGGCGGAACGATTAGCTTCTGTGGGCGAGCAGCAATCAACAGGCCGCGCTCGTCAACGAATGCAGCGATGTTAATTACAGCGTCTTCCAGAGAAGTCTCGTTCAGGTCGGCATTGACTGCTGGACGGTTTGCGTTGCTGCCACCTTGAACAGTTGGGTGGTTAGCGTTGAACAAGGTCACGCCGTCACCTGACTGGAATGTGGTGAAACCGTTGTTGAGCAGAGATGCAGCTTTCACCTGTTTGGTGTAAGCCATAGCCCGTGCGAGAGCTTTGGTGTAACGAGCAGACAATGCGTCATACAGGTTATCTTCCATAGCCTCTTCGGTTACAGAGAAGCCCATCGCCACTGTTTCGTGGTTGTAACGGGCAGTGAAGGACTCTTGCGCGTTGTCGTAAGAAATCGCTGAACCTTCAGGCTTGACTGGTGCAGCACCAAAGCCTGAAAGTTTGACCTCTTCCTCAAAGCTACGCTCTGAAGTTTCGGTTTCGTAGACTTCTGCATGTTCGTTTTCGTACTTGCCGTACTCCATTCCGAACAGTGCATTAAGACCGGGCAAAAGCTCCTTGAGAAGTTGTGCGCGTGAAATAGCCATCAGTTACACTCCTTATGCTGAGCCAGTGGTTGAAGTGTGCTGATGGTAATTAAACTTACACACCAGAATCGGGAAGGCAGTGCCATTCTCATCGCCTTGAGCGCCGCCCAAATAATCAATCACACGGATTGGGTTTTCTGGATCAGTGTCAAGCTCAGAAATGTCCAGAGCAACGCGGCTAACCTTGAAGGTTGTATTCGGTGCTGTTTGGACAAGAAGGCAGTTTTTGCCGTAGATGTCAGCCGGATTGGCTGGCGCACCATCTGCCTGAATGGCAAACAATACGTTTGGATCATCTACAACAAATGCCATTGCGTCAGACGCAACAGTATTCGCTGGCCAAAGCTGTGAGAACACAATTTGACCAGAGTTTGGATCAGTGTATGAACAACCCATGAAGATACCGACCATGTCGATAGCGGTTGTGTCATCACCTGTAGCGGACTGCTTTTCAATTGTGGTCGCTGTACCACCGTCTACAAGCTGTACAATATCGCCAGCGGCAATATTGGTGTTGTAGGCAGAAGCGATTGGATATTGGCGGAAAACTTCCAGTGATCCATTATCCAAACGACCAATTGGGCGCAGACCGAAGGGAGCGGCAATTGAAGACATTTAATCTCTCCTTCTATCAAGCCATTTTAAAACGGTAAGCGCCCCGTTATGGGTTACTTACCAAACGATGTTTTCGTAGACCGTTCTGGTTTCAGAACAGGCATACGAGGATCTGATTGACGTAGATAGTTGTTATCTACAGAATCAATCTGCTGTGCATTCATCTCATCGTGAGCTTCACGGCGAGATTCCACATAGTCGGTTGAGTTCTCGCAAAGTAGCAATCCTCCAACCTCAACATTACCTTCAAATCGTGAGTCGATATCAGGCAACACTTGTAATTCAGGATGATCCTCTGCCTTGACTGGCGTCCAACCCTCACGGAATTTAGACGAAACATTGGTGTTATCTGCGTTACCCAGTGTAGATGTGCGGACCCAGCGGTATTCAACACCATCGCGGGGTTCGGGGGTAGGCAGCATTGTTGGTCTTTGCCAGCTTCTTTTACGAGCTGTAGTTTCACGAGACTCGTTTGAGCGTGGGGTTCTGTTAGACATTTGATGCCTCCTTCAAGAGTTGCGCCGCATATTGTTCAGCCGTAAGGCCAAGTCGCTTGGCGAGGGCGACCTGAGTTGAGGTTAACTGCACTCTGCGTGGTTTTTTTGCACTCCGCTGGGCGGGGGCAACCACGGAACCAGTTTGGCGGGCAGGTGCTTCCTCAAAATACTGCTCACCAAACTTGTCTGGGAATCGCTTACGCATTGAATCATCAATGCGGCGATAATACTCATCTGCCTGTGACTGAGGATTGATTCCCTGCTTTACCAGAGACTCATGTACCCCAAAGGCATAACCTGTCATTTCAGAGTCTTCGCCAAACCAAGGGTTGCTTGATGCCCACGCTTGTGTTTTTGCGTCAGGCTGATTAACCTTTGGCCTTTGCTGCAACTGCACAGGCTCTTCCTGTTTTTGTTGCGGCTTTGGCTTGTAAGACTCAACTCTAAACTTTTCATTTTGGAGGGCGCTTAGCTTTTCCTGAGCTTCGATCAACTTGTCCGGATCGCCTGTTTCGTAGGCTTCCTTGTACGCTGCCTTTGCTCTGTCAAGCTCGGCCTCAACACGGCTTTTAGCCTGCTGTACCAGAACACCTTCACCCTCTTCTAGGGTTTTGCGGAGTTTCTGGTTCTCCTCATAAACTTTTCGGGCGTATTCAATGGCCTCATCTTGCAGACGGGACGCCTCTTCTTTACGGCGGCGCTCTTCATGATATTCAAACTTTAGCTGCTTAATGCGCTTTTGCACATTGTCGCTATAGTTTGCAATCTCGTCATCCTCTGGAATCTGCGCTTCGGCTTCTTCCGCACGGCGAGGCTTGCCCTTATCTTCATCTGGGGTGTCATCAACGATGTCCACCTCAAACTCTTTATCGTTATCCAATTCCACTTCCGCGAAATCTTCTTCAATTTTTTCGGCTGTATTATTCATGCTCTTGTGTATCCCCTTGGGTCATCGACAACAGCCTCAACGGTGTCATCATTGATAAGACGAAACTCCTGTTTATCAATCTTAAACCGTGTACCGGAATAAGAACGAAAAATCACGAAGTCACCTTCCTTACAGTATGGGCCATTAGGAAACTTATCAGTGTCCTTGTACGCATCTGGCCCAGCCTTCACTACAAAACCAATGACTGAAGCGGTTTGTTCCGCGTTTTTCAGTGCATCTGGCATGTAAATGCCGGAATCAGTCTTTTCTTTAACCTCAAGCGGTTTAATTAAGAGTTTGTAACCAGTGGGTTCTGGTATTTTGCGGGCGATGTCTTCATCAACCGTTTTTTCAGCAGAATACATTTCTGTTCCTTTTGCAGTGATCTAGGTTCACAGTACCTTGCAGGGCTTTTGCCCTGAAAGTCTCCACATTCACAATATAACTCAATTGTACCCAAAGCGGAAGAGTTAGCTTTCTTCGTACTTTTTTTGCAAATCGAGTAAATCTCTTTCAATGATTGCCAAGGCTTCCACCTTGCCAACGAGTCGAACATACTCTTCGTGGTTTTGGCATCCGCCACCGGCCATATGGTCAGCGATATCATTTAAGTATGCCCTTATTTTTTCACGGATAAAATCAAGTTCATTCATTTGTCCCCACTAAGTCCTTTGCTATTTCTCGACCTAACTCAATGCCCTGTTTAACGTCTTCACGGCGGGCTTTGTCGGTCTCAGTTGCTACCTTGACGCCAAGGCGGGCGCCTTCGCGTTTCTCCTCTGACTCCAGACGATCTTTCTGAAGCTCAGCGTTTACTGCCTTCGACTGCATATCGGATTGCAGCTTGGCAATATCAAGTTGCTTCTTATGCTCAAACTCAGCCTCTTTCAGCGCCAACTCACGCTGCTGGATCTGTGTTAGCGGATCCTGCTGCTGCTGCATTGCCTGTTTCTGCGCTGCCTCTGCCTGATCTTTGCGAAGTAGCTTTTGAGCAGCCTCAGCGGCAAGACGAGAGATTTCAAGCTCAACATCTTCTGGCAAAGGCTTCTCCTCATCCGGCATAGGCACACCAAGCTGTTTTTCAATTTCCTTGCGATACTGGAAGGCCACATGCTCAGTGATGTGCGCTGCCATAGCGGCCTGAATTGCACCCGCAAACGGAGACTGTCCAACAATCTCTTGCAGCTTTGGATCCTGCATGGCAGCAATGTGAACCTGAATATGCGCCTCATGGTCCTGATATTTAAAGGCTTTAACAGGCTCCTGCTTCAGGATTGCCATATTCTCAGTTACTGGATCAGATGGCTTAATGTCATCTGGTAGTTTAATGATCTCATCAGCGTCTTTAATGCCAAGAACCTCAAGCATTTGTCGATGAAGCTTGCCCATATTATATAGGTTTGGCGCCTGTTGGGCTAATTGCATCGCCGCCTGATACTGCACAACACGCTGCGCCATTGTGGCCGCATTTGGGTCAGATACAGGTATAACATCAACACGCTTATCAAAATCTTGTTGGCGACTAAACTCACCTTCCATTTCGTAAGCATATTCTGCTGGCATATAATCTTTTACGATCTTTGCCAGAATCCGTAATTCGTTCTTGAGTGCTGCATGTAGTCGTGCCTGAACACCAGACATAACCTTCATGCTACGCTCCATAAGAGCTAAGGTTGTTCCGACCGGCGCTTGCGGGTTGAGATTTCCGACTTGTACATCAGCAACGGAACCAATCCGTCTCCCCTCTTCCACGATATTTCCGAGAAGCTGGTATAGTACCGATGATGGCTCCTTGTAAGGAAGGAATGCAATCGAATCCCGAATTGCACCACCCGGTACGTCCACATCGCGGAACTCACCCGGCATGAGAGGCGAATCGTCACCTTTAATACGAAGACCCCTAGCTTTGAGACCAGCGGGGAGGTTAGATAGAGTACCCGCGTCAATAAGCTGTCTAAGAATACTCGTGGCGCTTTTAGCAAGACCACCAATAAGATGAATAAGACCCGTTCCGTAAAACCCAAGGCCCGGTAGGTATCTATAGTGAACAAAGTGCGCTCTTTTACGCTTTTTAATATCGTCTTCATACCAGTTCCTCCGTATTGACAGCACTGTCAAACTGGACTTATCAATTGTC